ACTCCCTTCCTGTTGCTAAAACCCTTTTATTTGCATCTGCTAAAGCAATAGTCTTATTAGCAATTTCATCAATATATCTTGATGTGATTGCTTGTGCAACTAAGGCTTTTGTATATAAATCAACTGCTGCTCTTGCTTGGTCAACAGTTGTAATTGTTGAAGCGTAAGCACTATTTACTTTGCCTAATTCGTTTTTAACCGCTTTTAATGCCTCTGTTCTCCTTTCATCACTAATACTTGCGTTTTGTGTAATATTTATATATGCTAATAGTCTTATCCCTGTTTCACTTGCTTCGGCTTTTGCATCACTTAAACTTTGTGCAAATTTATCTTCTGCCTTTGTAGCCTCGTTTGTACCATTAACAAAGTTTGCTATTTTAGGACCAAATGCGACAATCAAAGATGAAACCGCACCCAAAGCCAACCCAATACCAGCTGGACCCATTAAACCCGCTGCCATTGCCTTCAAAGCAGCGCCAGAACCTCCAGCCTCTTTACTTAATCTTTGGAATGATTCTAATAGTGGGTTTAAGTTATTCGCAATACCTATAAATCCATATGGAGCATCTTGCGCAACCCTTGATAAATTTGTTAAAGCGTGTGTTGCTTGATTGCTTGTATTTGGCAACTTTTGCATCGCAGTACCCAATTGTGTTGTTGCGGTAACTGTTTCTTGTATATTTTGAACCGCTTGTTGATTATCAGCGGTTATCGTAATTTTTAACGTTTCTTGTGCCATTTTATTATTTTACTCCATACAACTTTAATGTCCTTGCCAATTGCTCTTGTGTTATTTTAGGCTTATCATCTTCAACTTCATCACTTGGTAAAGGGAAAAAAGCCTTAATACTTTTAGGACTTTTGTCGGTTGTATTAGCTTTATAAATCAAATAACTAATCATCCTTGTTCGCTCCCATTCCCTTAACTGTTTATTATCATAAGCCTTTTTATACAACAAAAATTCTCGCCACGTCAATTGCCAAAACTCATTAATCGTTAAGCCAACTTCAATGCCGAGAATGATTATTGAATCCCAACTATAAAACCCTAATTTTTTTTTTCATCCGTGCCTTTTTCAGGCTTTAGTTCTGGAGTCATTGAGTCTTGCATATATCTCATAAACTCAACTAATTGTCCATCTTTTGCCGATAACCCACCGACTTGATCTATCCATTCGCACACTTCAAACTCATCAAAATCAATAGGCTTTTTAAGGCTCTTGCATCCACTTTCTGCTGCGGCTTGAACGATATGAACGATTGTATCTAAGTCATAAATTCCACTTGATAAAACCTCGATTAGCTGCATTAGATTTTTATTCTCTAATTCGCAAAACCTTTTCATAGCCCAAGTACCCCACTTTAAGTGGATTGTGTTGTTGTCAATCTTTAATTCGTACATAGTTTTTTATTTATTAAGCAGTTTCTGTTTGTGTAATAGGAGGTACACTTACTACAAATGTTGCAGTAAATTTAACATCATCTTTATCGTCAGCAGTTACACCGAAATCGCTAATAAATACTTTTTGACCAGCACCACCATAAGTGATATCACCTGAAGTTGGAGTTGCTTTACCCATCTTAATTGCAAATAAAGTCTTTGCAGCGTGAGCAGCATACAATTGTTGGTAGCTATCTTTAGCTGGAGTTCCTGTTTCATCAATCGCAAAACCTTCACACTCAAAAGATTGAGAAAATGAAGGTGCTGGAGTGTACTCGTTGCCACATTTAGATGTCGCATCTATTGTGTCGTTAGTCGATGTTAAAGAGTTAGTAGTTAAACAAGCAACAGGCTTGAATGTTCCGTCGTTGTCTATGTCAGCTAAAAGAATATAATCTCTTGCGCTTACTTTTGTTTCTGCCATTTTATTTAATTTTAAATTTGTGTTATTATAATGTTATAAGTTATTAATACTCTAAAAACGTTATCTAAAGGGTTTAAGCCGTCTAAGTTTCTTACACTTTCAACACTTAAACTTGATGCCGTGAATCCGTTTGCCAATGTTATATTGGTATCGGAATTTATTGCAGTCAAGACTAAATTGCTTATTGTTTCAGCACGTTTATAACCAAAGTTAGCATTTTTTGTAATAATATCAACAACGATGCTAATACTATTTGTGTAACCTGTCTTGCCTTGATCTTGGCTTGATGTTCTACCAGTCATAACAATATATTCATCACCCGCTCCCTCTGGAGCAAAACCATCGTAAACAACCAATCCACTTGCACTTGTCAAGTTGGTAAAAAACCATTTCTTTATCTCTATATTAGGATTTAACATCTAACAACTTTTTTAGTCTTTGTATTAATTTTGGCTTCTCCGTTTCATACGAAGGTATTAAAAAAGGTTGAGGTCGCATCCCTTTACGCAATATACTCCTTGCAATAACATACGCTAATCCTTTGTCATTTTTGCCATCTCCTATGCTCTTTCGCTTAACCCACAAAGTCAAAGCTTCCACAAAGTCCCTAAATTTACCGCCTTTTTTTCCTTTAAATTGTGCTGCATAAGCCGTAAAGTCTGCTGGGACACTTACTTGAGGACCAGTACCAAATTCTACATAAGGAGAATAAGATGCCTTTGATTCAACCCCAAAGGTTAATTGGCTTTCTTGTACTAAAGCTATTTGATTCCTTAATTGCCCAAAATTAACAGGCGCAAGTCTTTTAGCGTCGGTTAATATTTTTAAAGCCGAAGCGTTTATCTCATCGCCTACATCTTGCTTTAACTTGCCGTCAATATTTCTTAAAGCATCTTGGATGTCTTTTAGCCCGTTTAAATTAACGCTAAACCCAGCCATTATTTGTAAATTATCAACTCCAAGAACCTATTTTGATTCTCGACGTTTTTTATAGAATGTATTGTATATCTGTCTCCTTCAACCTCGACCTCGTAGGAATCGTTTATATTAACCCCAAAACGAATAAAAAGCCTGTTCCTTTGGTCGAACTGCAACTCTAAGTCATCTACTGCACGATTTTGATTTTCTGGTCTTAAATCGCCAAAAACAGTACTTTGTAGGGCAAAGGTTGTAGTAAACCCACCTTGACCATCACTTGTCCTTGTTGGAGCATAGATTAGAACCTCACGAGTCATCGTGTTGGCATCAACGTAGTTTGCTTTCGCTTTACCTAACTTCATATTATAATATTGGGCTTATTCTTGTCCATCTTTGACACGCTTTCCAAGACTTCTCACATATACCAGTATCGCCATCCAATCCTCTATTTTCATAGTCATAGCTAACTTGGTCTAAAATAGCAATCTTTAAATCGCTTGGAATAGTTGCATATCCTACAACATAAGTAGCCTTTAAGTTTTGGAATGTTGGTCTTTGTAATTGTGGAAACTTACCGCCAACTAAAGTGTAATCAGCAGCAACAATAGTATCTCCGTTTTGATCTATTAAAGATGTGAAACTATTAACTGGACCATAAGGAAGGTTAAAGTTGCCATCCCAATTTGTAAACCAAACAACGGCAGTCTTAGCAATCAAACTCAATCCCGTTGCTACTTCTATTGCTTCCCTTGCTTGTTTAATCATTAATGAGATTTGTGTATCATCAACGCTTGTGGTCACTCTACAATACAATTTTGCTTCTGCTAAAGTAACAGGTTCAACAACTGTACCAATATCGGTTAATGTAAAGTCAGTAATATAATTAGAATAAGACATATCCTTTTTTTACAAAATTACTTAATTTATTCCAATAAAAAACCCCCACCGAATTGGTAGGGGTTATTTATTTACTAAGCCTTAAATCAATTATGCGTTAATTGAAGCATAGATAGCAGAAGTAGTCAACATTAAGTTGATGTCTTCGTAACACTCAATACGAGCAGTTACTAAGTTCTTTTGGAAGTTTTCGCCATTCTCGTAAGAGAACTCGATAGCTAAACCTTCAACTTCAACTCTTTCTAAGTAGCTATTGTCAAAGATTAAAACTTTGTCATCAGTTACCCAAGATGCAGCAATTACAGGAACACCCCAAATTGTCATTCCGCCGTTAGGGCTAACGATAACACTACCAGAACCAGCATAGTAACCAGCAGCGATAGTTGCTTTCAATAAGCGACCCATTTGTTTTTCACTTACTAAAGCGTAAGATGCTACAAAGTTTGCAGTCTTTTGGTTACCGATATAATCTACTAATTGTAACAAATCGTTAGTTTCAGCAGTTGTAGTTGAACCAGTTGCAGCAGCAGATACAGTTGCAAAGAACGCAGCGTTTTCAGCCTTGAAGAAATCTCTTTGTAACATTCTTGGTAAAGTCTGTGTCATAAATGGTAAAGACTTCAACATTTGCTTAGAGAAAGTAGAGAAACCAGCTAAGTAATCGTTTACAACTTTAACTTCAGTTAAAGAGTAGTTGTTCTCACCTTTGTTTGAACCTTCTGTTTGAGCAGCGATGTTGTTAGTTAAACCAGAGTTCTCACGATAGTAAACATACAGACCGCTTTCGCTTCTTACAGTTGGGATCAAATCTCTAAAGTTTAAACTTTGAGAAGGTTGGATAGCTGGGTTTGGAGCGTAAGACGCTTGAGCATCACCAGTTAAGTTACCACTTAAAGTCATTGTCTTAACATCGCTTAAATCTAAACGATATTTACCATTGCTTTTTAAAGCCTTCTCCATTGCATCGAAATTACCATCTAATTTTTCTAAGATAACTTCATCCATAAATTTAACTTCTTTCTTAGCAGCTTTCTTTTGTGCAGCTAATTGTCCGTCAATTTGTTTTTGTAACTCGTCTTTTACAACAGTTATTTGTGCAGACACTTCTTTGATTTGTGCTTCTGCGTTAGCTTGAAAACCTTTAAGGTTCTCAGCCATTTCGTTAATTACATTTTCCATTTTTACTTTTTAAATAGATTGTTAAATTGTTTAATTGCCTTTAATACTTCTTCGTTATTCTTTTCTTCTACAACTGGTGTCGGCTCAACTGCTTCTGCGGGTTGAGTGATTGTTTCAGTAATTTCCAAACTTAATAATTCAGCTTGTATTTGTTTTATTTGAATCTCCATCAAAGCAAAGGTGTCATCTGTGAATGTACCACCTCTAAATGCCTTAATCAAGTTTTCTAATCTCATTGATAAATTCTCTTTTGTTTCTTTGAACTCACCCTTGAACCCCAATGTTGGAGTTTCTGGGTTAGCACCCCAAAGAACCGCCGAGCCTTCATATAGTTTTAATTCGGTGATTGTACGAACTCCAGTCTTTTGGTTTACATCCGACTTTAACGTACTAAAACCGATTGAATGTTGATTGATTAAACCAGCTTCATATAACTTGATAGCATCTTCGCCACATTCAGTTTCTATTAAGTCAGTAACCGCAACAAGCATATCGCCTTCGATATACAATTCTTTAGGCTTACCTAAAGTATGTGCCATATCAGCTTTGTGGTCAACTAAAGACCAAATCATATTCTTGCCTTTTGGTCCACGTTCTTTAATAGTCTTGGTAAACGCTTCTGCAACGATAATATCGTTATCCAAATCAACGTTACCAATTCTTGACCAACACGCTTTTACTGTTCTTGATTCTGGCTCTATATCCAAAATCATATCATTGTAGCTTTTGTTTTCAATCTTACTCATATAACAAAGTTATTAATTTTTTTTAATCTGCTAACAAATCTCTTATTAAATTAGAAATTTGCATCAAAGCGACATTATTTATCAAATTCCATACAAACCCCATATCGCCTCTTGGTGGGTTATCCTGCAACCTTTTTGGCTTTCCATCTTCACCTCGCACGGCTTCATAGCCTAACGTACAACGGCAATTGATAACATCGCCAGCGCTTCCACTTGGGTCGCAAGGATGTAACATTTGCTCAAAACCTCCATTCTTAGTCTTAACATTAAATTTTTCATCGTAAGCTACTTTTATTCCGTCCATATGATAATGGTCAAATTTATCTCTTGGGACACGTCTTGTTCTGTTGTCCCTCGCTGCTATCCACTCCTTCATAGTTACAAGTCCAGTTGCAGCCGTACCAACCATTGAGCCAATGTTTGCTGCTCTGCCTGTTTCCGTTCTTGCTATCATCTCCGCTCTGTAATCTGTTATTCCAGCACCTCTTAATAGCTTTATTGTTTCTTGCGTTGTCAAACCTTCTTCAACAGACTTTAACAAGTATTGTTGAATTTGATTTTTAGTTGTTTGAGTTATCTCTGCCGATATATCATCTAAGCCTTTTAATTCAAGATAAGTTAACATCACATAAGTAAATAAGTCTGTTTGCTTACTCTTAAACTCCTCTGGTCCGTAATATCCTTTAACCGACTTAGATACGTTCTTCTCCGAAATTTGTGCCATCTTAACCCCCATTGCAATATGAAGGTTTTGGATGGTCTTTTTAATCTTTTTATCGCTAATAGCGTTTAAATCTTGGGTATCGCAATAAGTATCTACTTGCCTTTGTAGTTCTTTTTTGAACTTAGGTGAGTAGGTCTTTAATGCGTTTGCATACAACTTTTTATAGTCGCTCCAAATCATTATGCATCTAATTTTTCAAGTAACTTACCAGCTGCATTAAATACATCTGTTTGACCTTGTTGTCCAGACCTTTGTCTAATCGCAATAAGTCCCGCTCTGTCA